CTCTGAATTATGCCGTTTTTATCACGTACATTAAATTGCTTTCCATTATTGAATGTTTCCGCACTGAATCCTGCATCTATTAATTTTGTATAAACATACAAGCTTTTATCCATCAAACTCACCCCTTTCAAGTCTTTCTTTTAAATCTCTGTATAAAATTTCTTTTATCAGTTTCCCAGATGTTTCTTCCTTGCAAAAAACCACATTCATGTTGTATCGGACCATCCACGCAACACTAGAAGCTAGGAATGCATTAGAGTTGAATTTACTTCGATATTTACTGTTTAGAAGGTTTTCCCAACTCGAATTTTCACAAATGAGATAAATCCTACACTTCTGATCTAATGCCCGCTCAAACTCTCTTTTGAATCTCTCACGTCCTCTGGTAAAACATGCAGCTAATTCATCTAAATTCATTTTCCGCTCTACCACACAGAATGGCTTAATGGTTTTACGCGTATCGAAAAGAGAATTGCCATCTGGCAATACTGCATTATAGGTATAGTCACCATAATCCAATGTTGCTCGACTGTATGGAGCGGAAAAGGATTTATACCGCTTCTCCGCTCGTTCAGTCGCTTGCTCCCTGGAATCAATAAGAATCTGGAAAGACTTTAAGACTTCTTTTTGATTGAAAATATCCATTAGTTGAATGGCAGCTCCTCATCTGCACCGTCTGGAACACTCATGAAATCATCTGAATTAGCGCGTGAAGAATTGCTGCTGCTCAAAACCCTGTCTTTTGGAAGCTTGTAATCACCGGAGCGGATCTTATCAACTTTGCAGAAGACTGCTAAATTGGTAGCTTTTCCAACACTTCCATCATTTTTCTCATATTCTCTTTCGTTGAAAAGACCGCCAGCAATTTTGCCTTTGAATTTCTGCTCATCCCAGTCAAAGTGGTATCCCGGATTGGATTCTTCAAGAGCTTCTGTAAATGTTTTAAAACGTCTCTTTGTCCAGCTGTCTTTTTCTGATCCATCATCATTTGGAATGTTCAGAAGATAATCGCAGTGCCATTTCTTATCCTCACTCTGCTGAGCTTTATATTCTTTTGCGTAGAAGCCTGCATATTCACCTTCTGCGATATCGCAGCTGATTTTTACATACTGACCTACACTATTGTTACAAACTTCGGCTCCAAGAATCTTTACAACGTAACCACCTTTTGGAAGTACTTCATAATCTCCATAAGCCTGTGTTTTTTCATAATCTCCAAATCTTTTAATTGCCATGTTTTTATCTCCTTTTAAAATATTTGTTATAGTCATAGCACATAGAAATGGCTTCTTCTTTACTTGAACATTTCCTGTACTCACGAATTGCTTTATCATGGTATAATTGACGGATATAATGCGATTCGCATCTTATCCGATAGGCATACCGGCCTATTAAAAATACATACCAGTTTTGTTCTCTCATCAAAACTCCTTCATAACTTCAATAATCTTCGTGATATCATTCGGAATATATTCCTCTTCAAATGCTCCCAGTGGCGTTCTTGCAGTGTCGTTATGAGAAGTGGTTGAAAAACAATAGGTGTTCTCCTGCTTCATTGATCTGAGCAACCAGTTAAATTTGCTGTCGATATTGTTTTTTTCAGTTTTTCTTCCATTGGTCTTAATCCTGGTAAACTCATAGCCTGCGTCAGTCATTTCTGTTTGCGTGTGAAACAACAGGATCACAGTCAGATCGTCTCTGAGCTTCGATGGAATATCCACCAAATCCCAGATGCTCGAGGCAAGGTCCATCCACTTGTCATAGCCCTTTTCTCTACATCTTCTCATTTCGTCCGATACCATTAAGTTATTTACGGTATCAACCACGAAATAATGAACATGTGGTGCTTTTTCTGCAATGTTTAAAAGATATTTAATGATAGTTTGCGGAAAACTGGTCTTTACATAATTGCTCTTATCAGAGGAATACTGATCTCTCCACCCTTTCCAATTCAGACCTTTTCCGTCGCAATCACAGTAATAAGTTTCCTCTGGATTGAGATTGCGGAGCGATGTGCTTTTACCACTTCCAGGCTCACCCATAATTCCGATTAAATTTGCCATAGCTCACACCTCCACTTTGTCATAAACAATATGTTTGCTTCCTTCTATGATCAGGATGCTCGCGATCTGGCGCATGGACAATGTGCTTTCGTTGTAGATTTCGGTCAATGCATTATAAGCTTCTCCTGTTACTTTTACTGCTGCGTCTTTTTCGGCTATTGCCTGCTTCCTCCTTGCCGGAATATGGATTTTAAATTCGCTCATTCGTTTCCTCCTTATATGCTTTCTGAGCCGTTAAAAGCCCATTTAAAGTCTGCACATAACTTGCCAATGTTCTTGCCTTGTATGATTCTTCAATGGGATTATCCGGGACTGTGGCAAGCTGTATATCAATCAGTCTCAGGACCTCATTAATCCTCTCGTCCATGTTCACACCGCCTTGAAAAAGCAATACAGATTGTCTGAAGCATCCCCGAACTTCTCTCCGTCAATATCTTCAGCTTTGTGATACTCCACATGATCCAGAGACATATCACAGTTCTCATAATCCAGAACGTAATCACCTCTGGACTGAAGCTCTCTGAGCAGCTCGTTGATACATCCTGCTATCTCCAGACTGGGAAGAAGTTTCATAATCGCTATCTGTTTACTCATTTGGACACTTCCCATCTATCAGAAGTTCCAGTAAGAAAGCTTTGATTATTCTGAGACTTTCACGACTTTCTTTCTCATAAAATGGATTAAAAGATACGTTTTGGTACAAATCCCACTTAAATTTGTCTTTGGGGAGGAGAACATCTTCTTTCCTTTTAACCCCTCTTACTTCCAAGCCGTAGCCTGAAAAATCGAATGTGACACTTGCTGTCGGAACTTCGTTCACAACTCTTTTACAGAGTTCATAAATTTCATCAATCTCTTTCTCGAACATCTTCTTATCCTCCTTATTTCCTACTGCCAGTCTGCTTTCATCTGGCGCACCGCCCATGCTGCCGAGATACCGAAAAAGATGTTCAGCCAGATAGGTATATCCACATATTTCCCGGCAAGCATACAAACAGCAATTAGCATATACTCTTTCATTTTATTTCATTTCTCCTGCAATCCACGCAAGGTTGCTCGCTACCAGTGCGGCGGCCGTCACAACCCATGCTGTGAACCATCTTTTTGACTTTTTCTTACTTTCTTCGACAATTTCAGTCGCAAGTGCTACTTCGATGTCAGCCCATGTAAGCTGGATTTCGTTTTTAATTTCACTCATATCTAGCTAATTTCTCCTTATTTTTTCTTATTTGTCTTTACAATTAGCAGATAGAGAACTATAATGTATCTATCCACTAAGGTGCTTTAGTGGTGCAAAGCTCCGGGGTGGAGGTTTCGGCTCCCTCCGGGGCACTCACTTATTGAGAGCCTCTTTGCCTTTCCAGACATGACCAGTTACTTCATAGACTTTCCTAGGGCTTATGATGTATGTGATTCGTCCACCGGAAAGGTTTTTTGCCGGCTTATTATTCTGCACAGCCACACCAATCGGCAACCATCCATACACAATTCCTGCCCGGATTGCTGTAATAGGGAGTCCGATCAATTGACTTGCATCGGCTACGGTTATATTCTCTGACGAGAATTCTGGCATCTGTGGGATACCAGATATGATTCTTGCCACTTCTGCGGCAAACTGATGAATCTGTGCATTCTGCTCTACGTAATTATCAACTGCACTCATATAAACCTCTTTTCTAACTGATACTCATTTGAGCGTTACAGTCACGTATCATCATTACTGTATTGGTGCATGGATGCCAATTTCTGACATATTCCATAGATTCTTCAAATCTCAGCTTAGGAATGTTATTGCGGGCATTTACTGTGAAGTAAGTCTTTATATCCCTGTTGCATTCAGCAAATACTTTCTTGCCAATTTCCTTGTAAGCATTTGATTTTTTCCCACCAAGGTGAGCAATTACGACACTTGACACTAAGTCCCTAATAGCTTCCTGCTGTGCATAGTCAATAGTCATGGTATTCTCAAGTTTCTCGATTCGTTCTTCGTGATTCTGATTACCAAGAGCCAGGAGCTGAATTTGTTCTGCTATGGTCATTGGTTTTTGATAAGAACCTGTCTTTCGAATTGTTGGAAGAACTTCATCCATAACCCATGCTTCGAATTTCTCTGCCGATGGAAGCTTCGACTTCATAATCAATCGGTACAAATCTCCCTCATTTATGTATGACATCAGCTGAACACCGCTAGATGTAGGGGTGTCGTGTTTTACGACTCCCTTGCAATGCCTTGATACGGCATCTCTGGGATTGTTATATCCAAGAGCTTTTGCAACATCAGTTCCAACAAAATACGGTTTCCCGTCAATTTCTATTGTTCGAATTTCTCCGAATTCCCCTGAATTAAAAATCTGTAATTCGTTCATTTATACTCCTTTCTTAGCTTCTTCTTTCTGGTCAGAATCATCTTTCTTCTCAGAAAAACTTTCTGTCTTACCGAGAATGTAACCCTTGTCAAATTCTGACATATTAGGAATCGCGTTTTTCAACTTTTCAACGATTCTTTTTTCTTTTTCAGACATGCACTCACTCCTTTCTTGTGATATACTCTCCTGTAAAGGAGGTGCTCATTTGATAACAAGATATCAATACAAAATATTGAAAAAAGCTTTAAGAAATTGTGGATTTACTCCCGGTAATCAGCGTGAAGCAGATGCTTGCAGATACCTTTTCGGTAAAAAGTGCTTTATGCGTTCAAGGTCGCAAGATCACGCATATGAAATCACCCAAGAGGGGGAAGTTGCTATAAAAGTGTATTTCCAAGATATTTCTCGATTCTGGATAACCACTGTTCTATCCATCATTGCGCTGATTACTGGGCTTTTCTCAATCTCTATACAATCAGAGCCACTATTGAAATTATTAGAGCAATTATTGAAATAACTGCTAAAACGTGTGTGTCGGTAGATAGCGAATCTACATAATGTGTATACATTTGTAATAATTCCTTTACCGAAAATTCAACATCTACCTGCTCACATGGCTCTTTTTCAAAGATACAGTCCATATCTACTGTCCCGCCAAACGGAATAGGCTCATCTGGAGGAACAATCCTTCTTTCCGGCATCTTTAAATCACCTTTTTCACCTGTCAGAACTGCTTTCTTGATTTTGTTTGTCTGGTCTTGTAAATCCCAGATACGATTCCATAGGTCAGAAATTGTTTTGTCGATTTCTTTTTTCTTACGCTTCACTGTTTTTCACCTCCTTGTTCGGTATGCGTATATAATATCACGCATAAAGAACCTTGTCAACAGTTTTTTGTTCGGTTTGCGAACTTTTCTTCTTTACATTTCCGCGCAGAGGTGGTATAGTATTAAATGAAAGGAGGGCATTATGAACGACAGAATAAAGGAACTGCGCAAAGCAATGAATCTTAGTCAAGAGAAATTCGGCGAACTTCTTGGAATTACAAAGTCTGGCGTTTCTGATATTGAATCAGGGCGTAGGAAAGTAACAGATCAGCATGTAATAATGTTGGCGAATAATGGAGTGAGTGAAGAATGGCTCAGAACAGGAAAAGGAAGTATGTTCGTTCCAAAGAGCAAGGATGAAGAAATTTCAGAAATGCTCGCGGACATACAGAAATCCGGCGAAGATTCGTTTAGACACCGTCTTGTATCTGCATTAGCCAGATTGGACGATGACGGATGGAATAAGCTTGAAGAACTGATTGACATGATTTCAAACAAGTAAAAAAGAAAGACAAGGGCAATGCGCAAACCCTTGTCTTTTTCTTTGCTATCCTATTAATCTTTTTATGTATGCGTATATCGTTTTTAGCCAGTGAATATTATCACAGCTTTCTATTAGTTCAATAATCTCTTTCTTATAATCCATAAATAACCCTCCCTGTCGCAACTACCACCTACATTACAGTATATGTCCGGCTTGTGGGAAATAGAACCGAACATTAGTTCGTTTTTGCTATTATACCACCTATTCCGACTCTTGGCAACTGCCAAATATACACATGAGCTCTTACTATTTTATAAAAAAAACATTTCTTTTTCATCTAAATCACTCTATTTCGTTCTAAATCTTTACAATATGCTCTTAAAATGATAAAATAAAAATACCACGAATAGCCATACTTTACATAATATTGCAAAATCAGCGGTGCAAAATACATAATCCGCATGAAAAGTGCGAAGCGTGGTGAATAAAGCTATTAGGAGGAGCAATTCTATGAATAAGAAAAAGGCTGTCGCAATGTTCCTGACTGCTACATTTACTTTGACTTCTTCTGTTCCGGTTCTGGCAGGCGGGAAGGATGTTGCTGTTACTGTCCCAAACTACGGGTTCGAAGAAGATGATGATACTTCATCAGTACCAGAAGCAAAGGAAACTGTTGTCAATGAGGATGGCTCTACCACCTACACTCTCACAAAGAAGCAGCAAAAAGAATGGAAAAAGGCCGTAAAATCCAACTTTGATGATTATATCAAAGATATCCTGGATGACGATACTAATTATCCAAACGTTGAGGACATCACATACAATAATGATATGACTGAGTTTGAAATTGATCTTGCTACTACTAATATAGCGCAATCTGAACTCTTCATTGGATACATCGCACTGTTTACAGCTCCGGTATATCAGCAGGTAAACGGGGTAGAGGAAAAAGATGTTGATTATAAAGTCACAGTCAAAGACTCCTCAACTGGCGAAGAGACTGTATCAACTTATGCAGAAAATAAGGCTGACTGGGAAAGCTTCAATGATTCTTTCACCGTGTACAGTGAAGATACGCAAGAATAATCAAACGGAGGAATAACAATATGGCCAAGAAAATCAAATGCCCACGTTTTGGATGTGGCAGTACTGACGTTGAATATCTGTCGGGCAACCAGAAAACAACCCTTAACTTAAATCCGCTGCATCCTTTTACTCTTGTCAACACAAAGTCAAAGGGCAAACAAACATTCAGATGCAAGAAATGTGGACGGGTATTCGAAGTAAAACTTTAAGAGGACTATATGAAACACGTACTTGACTTTTATAAAAAACACAAAATTTCAGCATTTCTTACATTCCTATGGCTTGTATTTATGACACTTATTACTGTAACTGGTTTAGCAAATAGCAGCACTCGGGATGCTGTTGAAATAGGTTCAGGAATCTTTGCGGGAATAGTCATGTTTGTGCCCGGTGCTATATTAATAGCTGTTGCGTGTACCATTATTTCTACTATATTCGGCACTTTTTCAAGCATTATCAGGACACATTCTACTGACTCTGGCGACGTTGAACCAATTATTCCACCATCATACAGCCATGATAACTACACTCCTGCTCCTACTTGGACACCAGAAGTTATACCTGATCCGCCCACGGTACTAGAGCCACAACTTCCGGTTTATGACACAATGGAGGGACACGATTTCGAGTACTATTGCGCTGATCTGCTTCGTAATGATGGCTTTTATAATGTAGAAGTCACACAGGGAAGTGGTGATCAGGGGATTGATATACTGGCAGAGAAAGCCGGAATCCGATATGGAATACAGTGCAAGTGCTATTCGAATAATATCGGAAACAAAGCAGTGCAGGAAGCATTTGCCGGAAAGACGTTTTATCATTGCCATGTTGCAGCAGTTCTGACAAATAGGTATTTTACCCGTTCTGCGAAACAGCTGGCAGAAGAAGACCAAGTACTTCTCTGGGATAGAGACGAACTTGAAAGGCTCGTACAAAACGCTGAAAGCTAAATAAAAACCGCCCCGGTATTGGCGTACCGAGACGGCGTTTATACATCTCCGAAGAAATGTAATATTCTGGCAAACATATTGTATCATCTTCGGAGCAGTCGAACAACCCAGAAAATTTGTTCGGCTGTTATTTTTATACTCAAACAACCGTTTAAAGAAAAGAGGAATAAAAATGGCGAAGAAAAGAAAGAAATATCCAAAGTTGCCAAATAACTTCGGCTCTATCCGGTATCTTGGCAAGAATCGGAGAAACTGCTTCGCAGTGCATCCACCAGCTACACCGGGCGATAATGGTAAACTAAAACGTCCGCCGGCGATCTGCTACGTTGATGACTGGATAAAAGGTTTCACCGTCCTGACAGCATACAAAGCCGGCACGTATCACCCCGGCATGGAACGGACTCTTGAGGTGTCCCCTACAGCCGACATAGATACTCTTATAAGCCGCTTGATTGCTGACTACAATACAATCAAGGGCGTCGAAGGAAAACACCCGGAAATCAAGAAATTAACGTTCTCAGAGGTATACGAACAGTTTTATGCGTGGAAGTTCCCAGAGGGAACAAAACTGTCATACAGTTCAAAGGAAGCGTATCGGACAGCTTATACAAACTGCACCGTTCTGCATAATCGCATATTCGAAGATTTAAAGGCTCCTGATATGCAAAAGGTTATTGATGATTGTAAGCTGAAAAAGCAAAGCCAGATGGCTATTTTGACTCTGTTTAAGCAGATGTATAAATATGCAGTCTACTCAGAAATCGTAACGGAAAATAAGGCGTTATATGTCCATGTCAACGCGGATAATGACACTGAACATGGAACGCCATTTTCTGACCAGGAGCTACAAACTTTATGGGATAATGCCGACGATCCAGAAGTGCAGCTCATTCTTATCATGTGTTACTCTGGATGGCGAATTGGAGAAGTGTTAAAACTTACAACCAACCTAGAAGAAAAATACTTTCAAGGCGGCATCAAAACAAAAGCGGGTAAAAACAGAATCGTCCCGATACATCCTGCTGTATATCATTTTGTCGAACAGAAAGTGCTGACACAAGATGGAAAGCTATGCGCATATACTCAGCAGCATCACAGAAAAGCATTGTTCTATCCTACACTGGAGCGTTTGGGAGTCGTCGGCGATCCGAAGCATACGCCGCACGATTGTCGACACACCTTTTCAGCCCTGTGCGAAAAATACGGCGTCCGGGAGAACGACCGGAAGAGAATGCTCGGCCACTCTTTTGGAGGAGATGTCACAAATGCGGTATACGGCCACAGGACACTGGAAGAACTCCGGACAGAAATAGAAAAGATAAAAGTTCCATTTGTGACTAACTGTGACTAACGGAACCCATTTTAATCTTTCTAAAACAACCGAAATATCATTATCGAAATGCCGGAAACCCTATTAAAATCAACGTTTTCAGCGATTTTACAAGGATTTCCCACATTTCATTTTCATTATTCTAATTATATTTATTGTGACTAACAAATAGAATTCAGAAAATTGCGCAAATGCCTGTAAATACAGCGTTTTTGGCACTATTATATTAGGAAATAATATTTTTATTTGTGACTAACGTGTGACTAACGATAACAGTCTAAAACTTCCGAAGTGATACTAAATATGTTTATAAATAAAATTCCCGGGGAATTAACCCCGGGATGTTTTTATATGGCAATCAAATCTTTCCATGTAGCGGGTCCGCAAATACCATCCACTTCCAGAACTTCTTTCCTGGATTCCTGATAAGCTTTCAGAGCGCAAATCGTGTTCGTATCTGCTGTCCATGTAAGTTTCAGAGCTTTGCCGCCTTTTCCTTTAAAACCTCTGGCTCTTAAGATTTCCTGTAAGAGGAGCACAGATGTGTTTTTATCTCCTGCTTTTACTGTTTCTGGATTAAACATATATTTCTCTCCTGTTTGTGCGGTATTAGGCAATGCATTTTCAGATTTTGCGGGTACAGATGCATCAGATGCAATACTATAATCTGGTGTACAGAACTTAGTTCCGGGCATCTGGCTGTTAAGATAACTCTTTGCGCAGACACCGCCGCCATTTGCAATAATTCCAGATGCACCAGAAGTATTTCCCTCGATGGTATAGAACCTGTCTCCGATTACAGCCGTTACGATGCCGGTATGGGTGAAAGTTCCATTATGATAAAAAATTACAATATCACCGATCTTTGGATTAGCGTTCCTTGTAAACAGATTACCAAGTGTTGGGCAGTAAACATAGGGCCAGTGCTTCAACAGTTTTTTTGCTTTTTCCTGTCCGAATGCTTCCATAAAACACCAACTCACGAATGCTGCGCACCAAGGCTGCCCTTGATATGATGGCTTAATGTCTCGCCAGTACTTCGTATAGTTGTTCGAACCGGAGTTTGCAGTCTTACTGTCGAGCTGGCTATTACTCTTCTTTTCAAGGTATCCAATCTCATTTTTTGCAATGAGAATCACTTTTTCAATAGCTTTGTCCATTGCAGAAACCTCCTCTTTGTAATCCTTATAGAATACATCCATGTCAACGTTGCCACTGATGCCAGATACTTTTCCTCTACTGGAATACTGCCAGCCTACACCGACATTCGGACGTAATCTTTCCTGTACAGAGCCATTATCACTAGCCGGATAACGAGCAATCCAACAATCGTACTTTTTCAGGGTATCTGACAGAACGTTATTATACCAATCCAGATTGCAGTAGATACCAACCTTATAACCGGCTTTCTTCATCCTGGTCAGAAATGATACTGCAATGTTCTCAATCGCCTGTTTGCCGAGTTTTCGTTGATTAGACCACTCAAGGTCGTAGAACACCGGAAAGTCCAGTCCTCGTCCGTTCAACGCGGCAATCACATCTTTCGCTTCATCAATCGCCTGTGCCGGTGTTAGAGCGTATGAATACTTATAACCACCGACAAGGATTCCGTTGCTCTTACATCCCTTGTAGTTGTACTCGAATGAGCTGTCAATGCCTGTTTTCTGATGGATTCTTAAAATGGCGAATTTAATATCGGATTTAGCCACCTTCGCCAAGTCTGGCTTGCCCTGATAAGATGATACGTCAATTCCTTTAATTTCCAATTCTATCAACTCCTTTCACGAAATCAGTTTGAACACTATACGTTTTTACGTCACTCTCAAACACGCTTAGTACATCACCGCGGTAGTTTTTATGAAATTCTTAACAAACTAAATGGGAAGACTATAATTGTTTTTTTCTATCTCAAATGGAGAATATGAAAAAACAACACCTCTGCCCCAATTCCCGATTTTTATGGTTATGCTACTATTTGTCAAGTCGCCTGTAACTGATACATTGCCATTGTTTACTATATCTGTGTGGCTTACTTTGTTATCAGATACACCGTAAATTAATGTCACAAATTGCATTGTTAAGCTTCCAAAAAGTATTATAAATAAGCCTAAATCTCTTATATTATCAGCATGTATTACTACTGCATTGTATGCAGTTCCATAATTTTCAATACCCTTACCGTAAATTGTCCCGGTCTTACTATTTAATTCATTAATCGCCCCCAGTACCGTTTTGTTACTTGTCTTAAGCTTCTGAAAGACTTTATCTGCAAGTTTGTCCAAAACCCAATCTGACAACGCCGACAAGCTAAGACGTTTGTTTGCCTTGCCTGCTGTATCAAGTACCATTACTTCATCATTATCTGCGGGATTTGTTTTTATCGTATAATCTGTCCACTTTGGCATGACTATTTCCTCCTTATACTAAATATTTGTCTCGAATATATTTTTTGACTGCATCAAGATGAGCCTGTATATCATCATCCAGTACGAGAAAATTGCCTTTGTTGTTCTGACTGACAATTTCCCCTGTTTCCTCATTTACCTCAGAATAGGTGTAAGCAATGCGACTTCCTTCTCCAGTGCTAAGATTCATAAAACTTGTAAGAATTTTTTCCATGATATTTTCCCCATTTCGTCAATAATTTTTTCCCTATTATTAAGAAGCTCTTTTTCATAATCTGGTTCTGATACTTCAAGGCTTTTACTGTAGTCTGGTTCTGGCATGTCTGTGTCTATTGCCCTATCGTAAGCCGTTTCGCTTGTATCAGCAAATCGCATGTGTTCATAGTCAGCTTGTCGCGCTTTGATTTCAAATGCAAATTTAAGCCCCGGAGTACCTTTTACAGTGAAATATGTCTGCTCTTTTTGGTCTATCCAACAATCTCCATCCCCTTCCTTTTGTAAAAACACATAATATTCAATACCTACATTCGTAGACTCCTGAAAGATATCATCTATGTCTATCAGGCACGTGCCATCTTCTGATATGAATGCTTCTCCGATGTCTCCAAATATGGGGGACACCATTTCGTAGCAATAAAACGCCTGTGTGCCATAGTTTTTTGTTGGAAAAATCCTCTTCTTTGTTCCACGCACGCTTAAATCCGCAAGGTCGGTGCCTGTGCCAAGGCTGTAAAAGTGCCCACTGGCTTCGATGTGCGTACCTGCTGTGACTTTTTTTGATGCCGAAACACTGTCCGCCGAAACACTGGTGTCAACCGAGACCGAGCTTGCGTGTACGGTTCCTGTATAAAGATTGATTCCTCTAATTCGTGTTCCATACAATGTCCCGTACCCCGGCACATATACTCCTGTATTCGTCTCTGAATAGATCTCTCCAGCTGAAGCGTCTAGCGTTACTTCTCCATACGTGCCACTTGCTGAAAGCTTTCTATATCCAACTTCCCATCCAGCCAGATACCCGGTGTCAATATACGAGGCATTCAGATACACCTTGTTATCATAAAGATATAGCCCCTGTGTTTCCCCGTTATTGGTTAACTTATTAAATATTTCCAACTGGGTCATTTCACTGGCATCTTTTCCGTCCTGTCCATTTTTACCATCTTGCCCTTTTTCCCCATATACACCAATCACGCAAGGAAGTGTTGTCGTCTTAGACCCGTTTGTGAAGAAAGTCTCCTCATAGTTCCATAAGTACCGCTTATCCGGTGTTGGAGTCTGCACAGTTTCCGTCCATCCAGAACTGCTTGTTGATACGCCAGACGAACTGGACGTAGCGAGATAATGTTGTACAATCTTTGAAATTCCATTCCCCGTATCACCCTGCTTTTGCTTTGTGACCACAAATTCCTTTTTCGCGGACATCCCGTTGTAAGTTGCGGTTGCAGTAATCGTGCTACTATCCACAGACAGCCCGGAGACCGTATACGTTGCCCCTGATACTGAACCACTTATTCCGTTTCCTGCTGAAAATGAAATATTTGACTGTGCGGTCACATTCTTGGCGCCATACAGTACAGTTACCGTAGTTTTGCATGTCGGAAATGTAGTATATTTGCCAGATGAATCTGTCGGAATTCCTTGGAATTCATTTGACAGTAACACACTCAGCGTGGCGTATTTTGTCGCGATTTCAGTCGCAGTATTAGAAGCTGTGTCTTTTGCTATTTCAGATACGGCTTTTCCTTTTAACGAGAACTCCGTTGCAGCAATGTGCACCTTTCCACCATCGTCAATATGAAGTGTAATTTGGTTATCATTGTCAATAACCTTAATCCCTTTTGCGTTGATGAATTTACCTGCCAGAACGCCTGCAAGGATGTAATTTGCATTGATGTACAGTTTCCCGTCCTGTATATAAATCCCCTGATCTTTGCCGCCGTTTGTCAGCTTATTAAAAACTTCATCCTGTCCAAGGCTTGTATCGTACTCCTTGACCGCATTATCAATGTCAGTTTTGTCTACGTATTTGAAATCAATCCAGTCAGTGTCAGTAAATGCACCGTCCGCTCGGCTTCTAACTGCTGTTTTGATAGATGCTTCGCCATTTGCCTTTGATGTGACCCAGAAATCTCCCATGTTGTATGGCGGTTTAGGCTGTTCAAAATAGACTGCTGCTTTCCCGTCAATCTTATCAAACAGATAATCCGGCGCTTTCTGCTCGACCCATTCACTGCCATCCCACCGCCAGCGTGTGTTGCCACCCGAGGTGTTCTGCCAAAGGTCTCCTTTGTGGATATATTTGCCTTTTTCCCAGATAAGCAAAATCTCATTTCCACCTACGTCCAGAATGGAATTACCGTCAACATCTGTCCACGGAATCTCTTCTGTTTCTGTCCATTCAAGCGCTGGGTCTGTATCCTGGCTCCAAGTCTGTATCTTACCATCAAGCTGTTCTTGAAGACTTTCGATCGTATCGGCAAAAACGCCCTTGATAAATTTTGTGATTGCAGAATCATCCGTATATTTAGATGCTCTTACCCAGTCATCGGCGTCATAGCTTGCGCCTTCTGCCTTTGCCTTTTGGCATTTAAGAATGTCCCCGGCCTTTCCCTGAACCCATAAATCGTCAATATCGTAAGGGGGTACTGGTTCTGCCCCAAATATTCTTTTCTTTACATTCGCCGTGTCCTGAGCTTTTGCTGCATCTGCAAGGGCTTTGACCACCGCAGTATCTTTTACATAGTCCCACTTGTATTCGCCATTAATCTTTGCATATCTGTAAGCCTGCCCGCCATATTCTTCGTTATTTACGATGTAAAACAGGTCACCTAAGTGTTTCTTTTTAGTTGTATCATCTGTCCAAGTGGATGCCGGTTCATTATTACCATCAGGAACATAGTCTCCAAAAAACGCTTCTATCTGTCCGTCAATCTGCTCCTGAAGGACTCTAATCTGCGGAGAATAGACTTCTGTAATGAACTTCTCAACTTCGGCATTTGCCACGTTCTCAGGCGTCTTCCCTTTAATTGTAAGCTCCGTAGCATTGAGATTGACAGCTCCTGTCTCTGCATCAATGCGGAATGTAATGTTCCCATCGTTGTCTTTTGCCGTGAATCCTCTTGTGTTAATCCAATCCGACTGTATGCCGATGGCATATAGAATGTTCAATACTACATCGCCGTTACTATCAAATCCAGCTTTCCAAGTCTGACCTCCGTCTACTGACAAGAAGAATCCATCAACACCCGTCTTGTAGATTACTTTAGAATCCGCAAGTGTAGGCTTGTTATGTCTATATGAAATCGTTGAACCGTCTGCCTGAACTTCTTCTGTATAATAAAATCCAAGGGTGTTAGCTGCCAGTTCGTTCATCTGCTTTAGTTTTGCGTCATAGGCAGTAATCTTTTTCTCGGAATCTTTCTTTATATTGTCGACCTCGACCTGCATGCTGTCTGGATAGTCAACATTGATATCCTCCATGCTTTTTGCATTACAAGAGAAGCTTGTACTGCCAGAGAATGCGAAGTCTACATCTGTCAGGTATGAATAGTAAATGTTACCTTTAATGTCGGAAAATGTAACTCTATCTCCAAATGTGGCATATCCAATCGCTGTGCTGTCGCAAGAGAACGGTCTTAATCTCATACCGACAAGCTCTTTTCCAATCAGGTCAACACCCGCCTGTTCATTTCCGTTCAGAAGCTTATTATCAATCGTGATGACATATCCGTCTGTACCGTACTTATATTCTGTTTCATTATCTGTATATTTGACCCCAGTAACAACCACGTCATCGACATCATAGGTAAGATTCCTGATAGCATTTAGATTAAACCCTTTTCGTTCAAGAATTGTCTCGATCTCGTTACTTCCAACATCAAGAATGGCGCTTCCGTTAATGTCATACCATGGAACTGTTTCTAATGTAATAGTGTCTGCACCATCGTCAAAAGTGATGATTCGCAAATTATCATTCTCATCAATGCGAGCGTTGCCACCTGCCAGAGCTGCAACCATACCGATTACTGCTCTAAAAGTGGTGTTTTTTGGCTTATTCTGCACCTGATAGTCTGCGTTTTTAAATGTTGCGTCACCTAATACAATCCCGGTCTGCTGACAGGCATCTTCTAAAACCTCTCCTGTAGAGCATGGGAAGACAAGATTCGTTTTGTAGTCCGCCTCCGCCTTACTCATATAGTCCAACAAAGTAAGGTTAATCTCATCGGACGTGGCGGGCTTTTTCGACACAATAAATGTGCCACGGCGAATGGTTTCCAATCTATCAGACAATTTCAAATTTAAGAATAGAGTAAACTGTGCTCCGGCAAAGTTGTAGTCAGAGAATCTATCATCATCATTGACCAGTGCCAATGTCGCTGTTTTTTCAATGGCTACACCTATCGGGAAATCCCCGGAATCAGAAGAATCTACGATTCCGTTTCCGTCAAGGTAGAAATCTTCTTTTTCCAGGTTTAAAGTTGTTCCATCACGCAGCATCGCATTCGCCGTAACATAATAGTTACTATTTAAGAGAGATTCTGTTTTTAACTGATTTGTAACATTAATCATACCGGTCGAATGCTCCTTACATTAATAGTTAATCCTGTCCATCGTTCCTCATTATCCTTGAGTGTTTGTGCTGCCATGTTGAAATTAGATGCATAGAACGTTTTGTCAATCCATTTGCCGGGTGTCCGAGGGTCTTTGTGATGAAAAGTGAACTGGCTTTTATTAATCATTAAATTCAGAATGTTCGCAATCTCTCCCCATTTAAGCTCTCCCCATTCCATGTCATATCCGGCGATAGTCCCCATTGGCGTGTTATGCATAACAAGATCCTGACTTCTCTTAGAGCTTTCTGTTGATGTAGTTGCGAACACCGGCTTGTATGTGTCAGGGGCCTTTATAATGACCCCATCAATCTTAAACTGTTCTTGCAACATTTACACACCTCCTAACAAGAATGGATTCTGACCGCCATTTCTGCGTCTCCTAAGTTCTGCTTCATCAATGATAATGTCTAATAGCTTCCTGCCGGATGCATTGACTGTAACATTATAGGTATTTCCGCCATTCTGTCCTTTCCCTGATTCCTCCCGGACAATCTGCCGTAACAGGCTTTCCGGTGTTTCCAGGTTATTTCCTTTTTTCTGATCACCTAATACCGCAAGGAATTCTGACCTTGGCGGAATAACTGCGCCACTGGCCAGATATGGGATAGTTCCGATACGTGGAAATGTTGCATGAAATCCAATAGTCTTTGAGCCAAACGGTGTTGGAACAGTCCAAGGCCCAAAGGAAAATGCAGATTCAATTCCACCAATTGCATTATTAATCATCCCAACTGCATTATTAACAATGCTGATTGCCTGATTAATCGGAGCTTTAATGAAATTAACAATGCCTTCAAACGCAGATTTGACTGCATCTCTGGCGGCATTAAACTTATCAGTAATAGCGGTTTTTATCGCTTCGACCTTAGTAGATATAAAAGTAGTAACACTTTCCCATGTTCGAGATGTCTTGTCTTTTATTTTATCCCAAACGCCAGTAACTTTGGTTTTAATTGCATTAAATACTGTGCTGGCTGTGGATTTAAGAGAGTTCCAAAGGCCAGAAAGTGTCTTTTTGATTGCGTTCCAAGTAGTAGATGTTGATGTTTTAATAATATTCCAAACATTAGCTATCTTTTCTTTCAAATTGCTTAATGTACGTGTTGCTGATTCTGACAATTCACGAGTCTTTTCAACAACCCAGTCTTTTAATTTTGTTGCTGCCGCGCATATTTCATCCCAGTTTTTGTACAGCAAAACTCCGATTGCTATAGCAGCACCGACTGCAATCGCGAAAATCCCGCCAGTACCGATTGCTGTCGCAATGGCCTTGATTCCACCCATGATCCCGCCAGTACCAGTCATCAACGCGATAAGTCCTTTTGCGGCTGTAGCTATTCCAGATACACTTTTGATAACTCCCGATGCTAATTCTGCAATCTTTGCTGCCGCGAACGCTCCGATTAGGGCTGCGCCGAACGCTTCAACAATCGACTGATGATCAGCAAGAAAAGTTGCTACTTTTGCGACTAAATTAATCACTGTCGGAAGTCCTACCTCAATAACCCATTTCAACATCGGAAGAACGATGTTGTTGTAAATCCATTCAAGAACATTTCCAATGGATTCCAGAATTGGTGCAAATGCACTTGTCAGATTACTGATAGATTCTAACAGCGGATAGAAATCTAAGTTTGCCGCCCACGTTGCCGTATCTGCGGCAATCCTCTCAATGAACTGCATAACCACCACAAGAGCATTTGCGATGTTCTGTATAATCTGCGTTCCGACATTGTTCTTATTCCACGCATCGGCAAAACCGGATGCAATATTCCCAATAGTTTTAAGCACGTTCTGAGCAATCCTTAGCATGGTTGTAAGCATTGTCGTACCTGTACCGTTTGTCCAGACTTCCATGAGACTCCTGCCTACACTCTTAGCAAGCTTCGCAATTCCAGATAGAGCAATCTGTGCCGCATCAATAGTATTCTTACCCTCTTTTTTCCAAGCGTCCTGAAATGGCTTCCAGAGCTTTTTAAGGAGCTTCGCGAGCTTTTCAGCTGATTTGCTAATTTTATCAAGGACTGTCTCACCCTCTGCCATTTTTCCGTAATCAACGTTTTGTACAGCATCTTTCATTTTGTCCGCAAGTCCGCCGGTTGCACCCGGTGCACCCGGTACTTTTGATGATGAATCCGCACTTTTATCAGTTGAGTAATTATTTATTTCGTCAAGAGGGCTAAGATATCCTTTTGCCGCCTTAGTAGCTTTCTTAGTTGCGTCTGCTGTATCATTTGTAGCATCTGCCAACTTTTCGGCATTGTCGGCGGCATTTCCATATTGGTCTGCCGTATCAGCTATTGCATCTGTCCCGGCAAGACCTGCGCCACTTGCACCTGTCTGACCAGAAGATTTTTTCCCGGTGATTAACTCCGTAAATGACTTGAAGGCATTCGCCAGAGTTGCCAGTTTGCCCAGTAAAATATTAATAACTCTCAAAACGGGAGTGAAGAGATTGATTAATCCCTGTCCGACTGTTGCCTTGAGAGACTGCAACTGCAACTGCATAACTCTGACCTGGTTCGCCCAACTATCAGATGTTCGGATGAAATCACCAGATGCGGCAGATAATTGGTTCTGCACAAAAGCCAAGCGGAGAGCCACTTTCTCCTGTTCGGTCATTTCAGACGTGGTTTTGCCATAGCCGTTTGCAAGCGCATACTGATCAAGTGCCGACTGGGTCATTACCACGCCAAGATCTTTCAACGTCTCTGTCTCGCCCGTAAACACTGATTTCAGTTTGATATAGGCTAAGTCCTGACTGATATTATAGAATGATGCTACATCACCAGTCAGCTGCGTTAGAGCCGTTGACATGTCGTAAGCCTGTGCTTCTGAGAATCCGAATGACTTAGACATTGCTCCGAACGTACCAACATACTGTTTCGCCATCGTTTCAGATAATCCGGCTGAGGTCATGGCGTTCTTTGCAAATTCATTAACCTTATCTGACATTGTGGTAAATGTAACATCGACCACATTCTGAACTTCTGCCAGATTAGAGCCAAGTTCTATGCACTCTTTCCCAAACTGGACCAGTTTCCCAATCGCGAATGCTCCGCCAATCAGTACGCCTATTTTTTTTACAGCATTTCCAAGGCCGTTAAATGACTGTTTTATAGCTGATACTCCGTTTTGCACACCTGATGTGTCCATTCTGGTATCAATAATGACTGAGCCATCAGCAGCCATGTGTCCACCTCCTAACTATTTGAGGTTCAACATCTCATTCAGCGCATCCTTGTACGCTTGCTCCTCATCGCTGAGACGTGTTTTTATATCAATAATGTTCTTATTTTCTTGATAGAATTTCTTTTCCCATTTGTCCAGGCGTTCGCCTTTTACCTTTTTTGACCGGATTCCAACTACGGTATTAAAAAGGCACTCGCCAGACTCCATGAAATATCCAAAAAACGTCCACCAGTGCATATAAGGTATGGATCTGATTTCTTTACCGGCAACCTTGTTTACCGCCGGAACGATCATGTCTCCATCCTGTTCCCAGTCCATCAAGCGGGTTTTGGGTTTATTCGGACTATCGTCAACTTGACCGCAGTCAATAAACTCGCAAGCTTTCTGACAAGCTTCATCCAGACACTCAGCCGGTATATTCTGCCAGTCCTCAAATAGAATCTGTAACATAACAATTGCTTTCGCCTGTTCGTCCAGTTCTGGGTCATTCATGGCTATGAGAATATCTATAATCACTCGAAAATCCGTTCTGATAGAAAAATCCACCCCACTGATATTTAGTGAGGTGGGCAACTCATAGGCGGTCATTTTGCATACTTCTCCGTGTACTTATTGACCGTTTCCTGCATTTTTTTCTTTCTCTTTTCAATTTCCGGAGTAAGTGCTTCATTAATTTTGTCCAGAACGATATAGGCAAACACCTGACCATTTCCAAAAACAGTTGTTGCGGTAATTGGTTCTTTGAATAAATCTTTAGATGCTTCGTACCCGAGCATATAATTGATTTTGTCCTCAATCTGCTTATTAATCTCCGCCATCTCTTTACTAGAGGAAACGTTTTTAACAGATTCCTGAGCCTGTTCAAAGAAAGTTTCCAATTCTTCCGCTCTTGCCGCAATGTTGATGTCGGTAGGATTTAGTTTGAATGAAGAGAACACTTCACCCTGTTTGTTTGTGAATGTGAAAAGAAGAAATCCATCATCAATGTTTGTGTTAATTGTTTTTGCCATTTTCTATACCCTCCTAAAAATTATTCACTGTCAGCTGTAAATGATCCTGAAGTAATGTCGAATTTTCCTTTGACACGCTCTCCAACGTAGTTCACAGTAAACGGAATCTGATAGCCAGATGTATCACCGCCGTAGGAAGTCGGCACAACGTAGCAGTCCTGCTGATATGCTTCATACTTGCCTGCTGTAGCTTCTGTCCAGAGATGAACCTCAACTGCTTTTGTTTTAAGGCTGTCGTCTTTGAGGCGTCCATCTACAATCTTCTGTAATGCCGTGAACAGATCAGAAGTAGTGTCTGCATAGAACGGATCGGCGTCAGAAGAAACTTCGTAGCCATTGTGTTTGAATGTGGATTCTCCAAAAATGTTTTTAGATGTTTCAGTATCTGGATTGAGTTCTACATTGTACTCTTCCAAATCCTTTCCAAGACGCTCATATTTCGGTGTCAGTCCTCCACAGAGGGAGCCTGCATCGATATAATGAGCCATATATTTACGGTCAATTTTGCCTGTAACTGCCATAGAAATGTCCTTTCTGCCTATAACTTTTAAAAGGCTGTGTAGGTTAGCGACTATCTCCAATTGATAGCCGGTTGTTACTCGCTATATTACTTCATAAGTATTTTCATAGCGTACCGATAATGGCAATAGCCAATCCTGTACACCACTCTCCTGTGGCTCTAAACCATAGGAGTTATCACGTGTGATACGTTTTATCACTCGTCCCTGAGAAAGCACTGGAAACGCATTTAAGCGTGTCTCAGAGCCATTTATAATAACTGGTTCTCGGCATATCCATTTGCCAAGATTATCCAGGAACTTCTGAACAGATAACTTCTGTCTTTCCTTGTCGGATGCTGTGCGGTACACCACGTAAAATGGGTACTGGCATACCTGATGCATTACGCCACAAACATCTTCTTTTTCTGAGTAAATCAAGGCGCCGTTATCTGCTGAGAACGCAATTCCTGATTCCTTGCCAAGTTCCTCGAATTTGATTGTTTCATTTTCGTACAGTCCCGGATATTGGTTCAGAAGTGCTTTCATGGCATCTGTCAGAATCTCATATCCAGTCGCATCTTTACCGATAGGTTTATCCGCCATGTCTGCCGCCTCCTGCCTGCGCTTTTACTTTGCGAATCCATGTGCTGCCGTATTGTCGCTTAGCGGCATCGAACCACTTTGCCTGTGCCCGTGGGTGTGCCTGTTTGGTGTATTCAAGATTTTCCTTTGCAGCTGTCTGGCCAGAAAACTGACTAACAAGAACCTTCTTTGCTCCACGTCTTGCGTAGGGACTTCCAGTTGCTTCGTCAACCATTCCTTTTCCCTCATACAGAAAACGTCCATAAGGTGCCGCCGCTGCGCATACTTTCCCAGTTCCTTGCAAGGATGTACTTTCAACTCTTGTTCGGTTGATAAAGTCACCTGTAATCATCGGCATAAACGGTACCATACTGTCCATAACCATTCCGTCAAGGAGATACTGGGCTTCTTGATACTGTCTGGAGAACCTGTCCATATTTAGCTTGATTTTCATATCTCCATTAACCACGGAGAATCCTTTGAAATGATGAATTTTGCTCATATTACTTACCCAGAATCTCAAAGTGTGGAATCAGTGTATATGGACCGCCAACACTGGTAATCTTAAACACATTATCCTTGTTCTCGTTCATGTACTGGTAAAATCCATTCCGATAATCACCATCAGTTACCGTTCCACCAGTCCATTCGCCCTCCCAGAAGAATGATTCATCCGAGAATGTGATAGTATCTTCCAGAGCGTTGTTAATCTGCCTTTTCCACTCTTTAACTGGCACCCATGGAAGAATCTTGCCGTCTTTATCAGTAATGGTTATGTCACCGTTCTGGACAGTATAACGGATGTGTAATTGCGCGTTGTCTTTTGCGTCTGGTCCGTACTTTTTAAGAATTGCCCCCTTGTCCGTAATGAGATCAACGCCGGATAAAACATGAGGATACCAGTACGCATCTCCTGTCGTGGCTGATTCGTAATAGTCAAAAATCGTCACCGTTTTTTCGTACATGATACCCTCTCCTTAATTATTCTTTCTGCACTGTCTGCTTAATAACCTGATTCACGCCAGTTGCCGACAATCCATTAAACATACCAACTGCAACTGCTGTGATATAATCCGATGCCGGGAAATCTGGGATAACTCTCATCCCGACCGCTCCGAGAATTCCACCAATAACTGCCATGATTACCGGAATCCATTCATCAGAGATTCTTTTTGATGCTTTACAGCCCATTCCTACGATGTAGCATATCATAACGATTGCTATACATGAGCCTAATGTTGAAATGTCCATATAATCACACTCCTGCATATAAAACTGGTATTCCATCATCCGTCCTTACTCCCATCAGAAGCGGCAAAGCCGTCTTTAAGAGTAAGTCATTCGTTTTCTGCGCATCTCCGGCGGCGGCATACACTGCACTCCATTCTTTTGCGCCCGATGCTTTCTGCTGAGGTGTTGCATAAGAGATGGATTCACTGCCAGAGCTTACAGATGTTACAATGCCTGTTGATTTGCCACCAGCATTTGTGTCGGTCGCACTTGCTGATGCCTGATTAATAGCATTCTTTTCAGCAAGTTCAATCTGATACATTAATTCAGCCAATGAACAGACTGCCTTTTTGATACGCTTCTGCGAGCGTTCATTTGTTGGCAGTCCGTCCACCAACCTGTCAAACGTCATTGTGTCCACAAAATCGCTGGCTCTTTCTGCCAGTCGCGGAAAGTCGGTTTCTGGCACGACATTGCCGAATGATTCTGTATAGAATTTATAATCTGCATAAGCCATGCCAGTTACCTCCTACATTTATGGTTTTGCTGCTACAGTCGCATGTCCTGCGCTCAGCGCCTTATAGGTGCTGTCACATTCAACCACTGTGATTACCTGTCCTGTTGTTGCTGTAATGTCGGATTCACCATCCCACGCGCTCCAGTTCTTCACATTCTGTCCGTAGTCTACGGTAGTCTCAGAAGATGCGACCTTGTACTTATACACATTTCCTGCGCTCGCTTTTGCCGGAGTGATGGTCACTTTAGTATCTCCACTTTTACTTCCTGCTGTGGAGTTTACAGTCAGAGTTCCAAGCGTCTGAGTTGTGTTGATGGTTCCAACAGCAATAGCATCAATGTACTCTGCAAAGAGGGTAAGTCCCATGATTGCGAATGCTTCGGATACTGCTGTGTGATAGTTGCCCTGTGTGTGGAATCCGATCAGGTTTGTCTCACCAGATACGGTGTATACAAGACCTGCTCTTGCAAAGTCAGATTCATTCGGGTCAACATAGTACAGTACGATGTTCTCAACAGGGGTAGCGATAACTGTTCCTCTTGGAATTTCCTTTTCGGATAACAGGAAGATGGTGTTGAAGCCCATGAAATCTTTCATGTACTGGAATCCGAACTGATTCTGAATAGTAATCTCAGCTGCTCCGAGGTATTCATATACGTCCAGAATGTTGACAAATCCAACAACACCAGTCACATTTCTGTGCATCTGTTTGAATTTGTTCTCAACCCGACCCTTGGCCATTGCCAAAGCCATCTGGAAAGTAGTTTCTGTGAATGTGAGGGTACCTGTTTTCAGATAATCATAAAATCTTTCAGTAACATTGGTCTGAAGCTGGAAAAGGAATTCGTCATCGGTCATCTGAACAGCGTTCTCATAACCGTGATCCTTGATTGCTTCGATAGATACAGCCTTTGCGTACTTCTCAATGCTCATTTCTGCATAAGGCTTTTCTTTTACAGTGAATTTGCTGTAAGGGATTTCTTCGCCCTCTTTAACATTTCCGTCCTGCAATGTGCCTTCTGCGTATTTTGATTTAAGAACCGCTCCGGGTGTCTTTTTGATTGGACGCATGATACCAAGAATCTCACGCAAGTGCTCCCAGTTTCTTTCGAATCTGGTTACAAAGTCAATCTCACGTGCCGTTACCTGGATATCATTTGTCATAATAAGATTAGCTTTTGCTGCCATATAAAAATCCTTTCTACCCATAATTGTTAAGGCATTGGGTTAGCGGCTATACTCTGTCGTATAGTCGGTGTAAAAAATCACTGGAATAACTGGATATTCTGAGCAATTGCGGCCTGTCTCTCGGATGGGTCTTTGATTGCTTCGATATCTTTCTTGGTCATGCTTCCCGGTGTCTGCTGCTGTCCAACGTGAGTAGTAAATCTTGCCTGATTCTGCTGAGCCTGCTGCTGAGATTCATCCACGAAAGCGGATGCGTCAGACTGTTTCATCTGCTCAATCAGGTCGTTCAGTCCGAGAATTTTGCCATCTTTCAGCTTCAATCCGGCTTCTTTGATGTCCGCCATAACAGACTTCTTTGCCGCCTCACTGGAAAACTTAACATCATCAAGTGCCGCTTTCAGAGCATCTGAGAAATCACGGTCGTAGATTTTTGCATTGAATTCTTTCTCTGCATCTGCCGCTTTCTGTTTCCAAGTCTCTAACTCGGTCTTAACATTTGCCGGGTCGATACCGTCAAACCCTTTCAAGGTTTCTTCTGCTGTCTCGGCACGTTCTTTCCAGTTGTCTCGTTCTCCCTCAACTTTTGACAGAGTTTTTGCTACTTCCTTTGCATTTTTGTAGTTCTCAGAAAGTGCTTTCTTTACATCTGCCTGTTTATCCTCCGGGATTTCGATTCCAAACGATTTTAATGTGTCAATAAGTTTCTGCATATATATCCTCCTGGTCGTGTTTATTGACCTGCCGCCGCAGGTAAGTGGATTAAGCCAGTTAGACCACTGACAAGGTAATGGGAAAGATAGGAATTGAACCTATAATGTTTACCACGAGGGAACGGTTTTACAGACCGCCGCAACACCGCCAATCGTTGCCGCTTTCCCATAACCCGGATCCCCGGGTTAGCAAGGTGTTTAACGTGTCATGCCTGCCACGAGTTGTTTCGGATATTTATTTCTTTTTTTTTAAAAGAAAAGTATGAATAACAAAAACCTTAATCAAGGAGGTAAGCCATCTTGCGTGCCAGATGGCAAATACGCACGGCAGGATTCGAACCTGTTTAACTTTCCATTAAAAGCGTGCGCACCAGCTACAAAAATTAAAGAAAGGAGGATTAAAACGAAAATGTCAAAAACAACCGTTTTATTTGTGCTTCCTGCTGCACAATTACATTATAACAGATTTCTTTTAACTACCTCTCTACCACTTTTACGTTTTTCAGAGCATATCACGGAGTTTTTCTACATATCTTTTGACAAGATCACGTTCCTCCCGGCACTCTGCATCCTTGGACATATCGCTCATTTCTGTTGTGAGTTCGTCCAGATGTTCTTCCAGGGCGGCAAGCATCTTCCTCTTGCAGTCTTCAGACTTGCCGGAACGATAGCTCTGTTTCTGTGTCATATAGTCGTCATAAGCATCTCGTCCGTCAGAGCGGCTGTAATGCCCTCTAACATAATGCTCACCACGTCTGGCATAAGAACTACCTCTGTCGTAATCCGGCATCATTCTGCCGTCATTTGTACTGTATCTCCCCATGCTGTCGCGTTTTCTTCCGCGCTCGCTGTAATCGTCATTGTATCCGCCACGCATCTCATCAAGGACAGTGTTGTAATACTCTACTTTCTTATCCCAGTACTGAGTGTTCTTGATATCTTTGTACATATCAATCAGTTTGTATGTCATTTCCAGATTTCCAGTGGTCAGTCCATTATCAGCGATTTTGGACAGTTCGTCTTCAATTCTTGCACATAAGTCTTTAATGTCTCTCATAATCGCACCTCCTACGCTTCTCTGGTCACAACAATGTTTGCGTTCGCAACAGAAATTGCCTGATCGCTTGTGTTTTCTATTGCGACATTAACGCAACATCCACAAGGAACGTCAATATAGATACCTGCGGACACATTATTGTACTGATTTACTGCTGCCGGTGTGGAAATCATCTGAGAAGAAAGAACCGGCTCACCAGAAATTGCAATAGCCAGTGAGATAGCTCCGACAGTACCGCCTGTTGGAATTGCGATATTACCAGAAAAATCCACGAAGAATCTCGCTTTACACTGGTTAGTCAGTCCTCTTAGAGTGATGATTCCACTTCCCTCTCTGTGCTGAATGCAGTTAGAACCTTTAACTGCTGTGTTTGAAAATACTACGTTTCCATTTGCTGCTACAGTCTGAGCAGCCACATTTGTAAATTCTGCCATAATTTTTACCCCTTTCATATCACAAAAGGACAGGTCTCAGCCTGCCCCTCTGTGTAATAACGGCATAAGCCGACATCCGAAATCAATCGAAAGATACTCTCGATATGAAGTTATCAGCAATTGCATCCGGTGTTGCATCCGCATCCACATCCGTAATATGTGTTCGGGTTAGGAACCTGATATGCCGGAATCGGTGCTGGATTAATCGCATTAATGAGCTGCTGTGTCTGTGAAGCCATTGCAGTTGTGAGCAATGCACTCTGGCGATCCTGAGAAGCGGCACGTCTGAGGTCATTGTTTTCAGCCTGAAGAGAAGAAATTTTTTCATTGCAGAGATAATCTAAAACGGCTCTCGTATTTGCATTCTGGTTATCAATGATATCTCTTGTGTTACTGTTCATGGTGTTCTGCAATGCACAGGTGTTCTGCGCCATATTGTAATTTACGCCCTGAATTGCTTCTCTGGTTTCGCAACAGCAGTTCGCAAGCTGTGCCTGCAATGCATTTGTGTTCTGCATATTTGCTATAGTATCAGCATTAATAGCCTGCTGGATTCCAAAGCCGGTCTGCATGATGTTTGTGTTGATTCCGTTAAATCCGGTAAGCATACCGTTGTTCACTGCGTAGAATCCATCACAGATACCGTTGTTGATTCCGTCGAGCTTGCTGATTACTGCGGAGTTATCAAATCCTCTCTGAATGTCTGCCTGAGTAGCTGCTGTGGCTGCATATCCGCCGCCGTTGCCATTATTGCCCCAGCCGTTGTTTCCCCATCCGAAGAAAGCAAAAATGAATAAAACAATAATCCACCAGCTACCATCTCCACCAAACATTCCATCATTCCTGTTGTTCCCGGTTAAAAGAGCAACGTCTGATGCTGTTAAATTTCCATCCATAATATAATCTCCTTTTTGTGTATTTACATCAATCTGGCCAGATTGTAATGTACTATTTCATTCCTTTCAGCATGTGCTGGAATTGTCCCGCCATCTGCTGAACCTGATTAAGTTGCTGTTGGGAAATCTTCCCAGACTGTAACATTTTTTCAACTTCTGCTTTCGGGTCTCCTTTGAAATTCTGCTTAAACTGCATAAACTGCTGTATCATCTGCATTGGCCCATTCCCCTGTGGCATTCCACCACCAAGTGCATTAAACAATGGATTACTCATCTGCATTTCCTCCCTTGGCTGCTGATTCCTGTACGGTATTAGCTCTAACAGGTTCAGAAAAAGAATTTAATCGGTTTATGATAGCTTCGTATTTGCCCCTTAAATCGTCATATTCCTGTCTGGTGACGTATTTACTGTCCATATTCTGAACAGGCTGTTTAGGCGGCATCTGAGTGCCTACTTCATGATACTCAAACGTCCGTAATGGCTGTGGCATGCCGGAAACGTCCGTGGATTTTATGTAGAACTTTTCGCTTTCACTGTCCATCAGTAAAACACTTGTCCCGGGCGCTACCAGATAGGATTTTGCACCTACTTCGCCGGAGACCCACAGGATGCCATTGTTATTCTGCTGGGGTTGCTGTACTGGTTGAGTCGGCATCTGGACAGGCTGTTGCTGGAACTGATTCATCTGTCCCGGAACACCAAAACTATATTGATAAGGATTGTTGTATAATGCCATCTTATGCACCACCTTTCTGGTTATATTTTTGCATAAAAAAAGAACCGGAAACAGTTCGTTTCTGGCTCTAATTAGTGTCTAAAAAGTATCAACACACTTTAATTATTTTATTATTCACCCTCCGACTCAATCGTTTCGCCGTGGATATACTCACGTTCATTTTCTCAGCACAGTATTCGAGCGTATATTCCTTACATCTCAGTCGAAACAGTTTTTCTTCATCCGGTGTGAAATTACACTCTATCAAGAATCTGTCTATATCTTTCTTTGTGAACACATATAATTTCATGAGCATACCCCTTACTAATGCTAACGTTGATTCTGTGCAAGATAATTTGTAAGCTTCTGTTTTGTTTTTTTTAATTCCTCGACGTTATTCCCACTGATCTGGCTGTCCAACATGGTTGATAACACTTCCAGAATTAATGAATCTCGTTCTGCGATTCTCCGAAGACTTTCATAGTCTCGTCTATCATGTTCTTCCAGCGTCTCTACTCGCTTATTAAGTCGAAACGCCGGAGTAATCCATTTAAAGATTACAGCTGTTGCCCCTCCGACAATGGACACCCCTCCGCAGATCGAAAGGAAAATCTGTACAAATTCTGATATGCTCATTTAGCTACTCCTTTTCCCAGTAATATACCGGGATTTCATTTCCGCTATCCCATGTATCGAAATATTTGCCGTCTTGTGCTGTCACCACATGACCGTCTATGCAGAGAATATATGTACCTGTCGGATGGTCTGCACAGAAGTCATTGACTGTATAGATATATCGTTCTGACTGTTCTATCAGCTTGCGTCTATATCCATGTTTATAGAGGTACACTCCCCAGACGTAATTAGCTGATGGCATATCTGACAGAGCACACGCCTGTATCATTAATCCGGTGAATACCGTTTCCCAATCAAACCCGGTTGCTTTGCATATTGCCCGGACAGCACAATCTCCGACTCGATTCCCGGCAGGATTCGGATTGTAATACTCCCATCTATCCATCAGTCAATCCCCTTTGCTGTTTTATATCGTCTTGCCGCTCCTCTGGCTTTTGCAGCGTTCTGGCGGTTCCACTTAGCGATCATAAGTCGGTCTTGCAGTTCTCTCAGGTCGTTCTGCTTGCAGTAATCTTTGTATGCAGCATTTTGTTTCTGCAAAAGATAAGACTTCCGGTCAAGGTCTTGTTGGAGCGCAAATCTTGTCTTTTCATCCTTGCAGTTATCAACCGCCGATTGCATTCCAAGGACTTCTCTCTTTGTTTTTCGGATTCTTCGTTCATAAGTACGTTGTCGCTGTTCCTTTTCGTACTGCTTTCCCTTGTCGGCTTTGTCCTGTGCTGATAGTTCTACATAAGGATTAAATTCCCCATTACTGGCCCCAAAGCTATGCCGACAATTGACTCCTGACAGCCCACTTGCCGTTCCGTATCCGGTCAATGAGAACGGTGGAAATTTCTTACTCTTGCCAGAACGAGAGTATATCTTGCCTTGCCACCATGAGTGATTTCCGGGATTCTCACCGCCGTCACCCGTTCTGGCTCCTATGTGCGCGCTGACCAGAACTAAATCCCAGTCCATTTCTTCCATGCGCTTTAGGGATATATCTCCTGTAGCCTGCGCCACACCGGTTCTAACAGAACGTGCTACCGCTGTTTCAATCGTGTCTTTTCTGCCAGATGGATATGCGACGGTAACGCCATCACTCACAACGTTATTGACTGCTTCTTTGATGGCTTGCGTATACCCAACCGCCCCAGTCATCACATGGTTATATGCAAGGTCACATTGTTCAATATAGAGCCTTTGAGCGGCACTTGCGGTGGTTCTTGTGAAGTTCTTCCACTCGCCCATAGTTGCAAGCATATTTCGCTCCATGAGCCTTATCATAGCCGGGGACTGTTCGAGCGGCACAGGGCTTAATCCTGCCGCCTTATATACCTTATCATCGTAGTTCATCGCAGTGATTCCGGCATCTTCAAACGCTTCAAGAAGCTCCTGCTGTTCACGTTTGGTATATTTGGATAGTTCCGCTAGAATGTCCTCTAACAATTCACCGGATTCCTGTAGCGTTCTGATTCTCCACGCATCGGCATTGGTTAGAATATAATCCTCACCTCTGCCGATTCTTGCCATCATTCGAGACACGATCTCAGAGATGATATACTGATGCAGTTCTTCGGCGATTTGTTCACTGCCCTCTGTTATCCGGCGCAAATATTCAGGACTAAGTATAGTATATCACCTCTTTCGATAAATGTCGTGGCACATGTTTTGGATTTTACTGGTTAATTAAAGCTCCCTTTAGTTAACCAGTTGATGGTATTCTTCCTCTGTAAGTTTTCCACGTTCCTTTGCCTGCTCTACCATTTTCAGCCAATCTTCGTGGTTATACATTTTCTTCATTTTCAATAAAATTCTGTACATCTTCTTCCTCCTCTGTTTCTTCTGGAATATAAATATCTGTCATTGCTGCAAGGTACTGAATCATTGTTTTCTGATTCTCTATTTTTTCTTTCTGCTTTACTACTGTTGCCTTGAGAATTTCTATTTCCTTTTCCTGTCTGATAGACAGGATTCTTTTTATGAAAAACATTCTTATTTGCTCCTTTCCATAGTTCTTTACAATTTCTGTTACACATCAGAGACATTTACCGCCATTAGGCTACTGTCTCCTAGGTACTCTCTACATCCGTGGCTGCGCCGATGAACATAAGCGGGGCTGACCTAAGCGCGTTGCTGGCGTTGTTGCTGTAGGCGTTGCCGTTGGAGTTCACATACCAGGCGTTGTACGCGTAGCTGCGACTCGCCGAACGCAGACGGACACTCTGAGGACTTGTCGGACTTTCAACAGCGAATGTTTTTAAAATTTCGTAGGTCTGCCACCATTGGAATTTTGTAGCCGTTCCATTGAGTTCTTTGTAATATTCGTGGGCTTCTCCTTCTCCTGCGACCTGTGGTTCTATGTACATCTGTTCCAGAGATATCAATGTAACTTTGTCGTACGTTATATCCTTAACCTGTTTCTGTCCGGTTGCTGTGACTGTATTGCAGTATGTTACAACTTTTATCGGTTGGAGTACCGCCAGTAGTTCTGAATCCATACCGCAGAGATATCCGTCAATCTGGCTTAACTGGTCTGGCGCAATGTCCCATTTGGTCTGCGCTGTCCACCATTCACCTTTTGGCTTGTCGCTGTTCAGGTACTGTCTTATTGCGCTTGTAGCATATCGGTTGTCGCCATATGCCATCTGCTGAATACCGTTCAGATTTTCATCGCCATATACACTCATAACACCCAGTAGGGTTCCTTCCTGTCCTTTGTTTACAGCGGAAACTGTTTCAAGGATTGTCTTGCCGTCTGCGGAATATATGTAAATCCTCCAGTTCTTCGGGTCTGTATCTGGAGCAGCATAGCATCCTGTAAGTTTTCCTCCTGCTGGAACGCCCTTTGTTAAGGTGAAATTCCAGTAATCACCTTTATTTACATAACCATTATTACCCACTGTATAGTCAAATCCAATGCAGTAAGTACCTGCTGTCATGCCCTCATCAGAAACGTAGAATGCCTGCTGATGTGAGAACTGCACACCTTCCAGATGCGCATACACTGTCTGGAGCCACATTCCATTAACAGTGGTTCCGTCCTCTAGTTCTAATCTGTCCTCGAAATGATTGATTCTGAGCGGATTGTCATATTCCTTATTTGAATTATTCGTGTTTTTCCAGATGTTGTTGAACTTGTCTCCTACTGCATACATTTCTCTATGCAACTTTGATTTAATCGCAAGTACGACCTGTTCCCATGTTTCAGGGAGATTTGCACCTTTTACATATTCTTTTAAATTCACAATATCTTCCTTTAGCGAAGCAACGTCCGTCTTGTTCTGCTCAATCTGCTGTGCCTGTTCTGTCGTGGCTCCGGGCTTGACTGGATTCTTTTCAAGGTACTCATTTACTGCATTCTTGATTTCTTCCGGTGAGATTTCACCGCCAATTCCTTTTAAGCATAATTCATATAAATACTTCTCTTTTCGCGTGATCGGCTTCGGGAGTTCACCCTTGTAATCACCTGTCAAGTACGCAAGATACTTTTCTTCCCTTGTTACTGGTTTATCTGCCATCTTTTTACTCCTCTCCGAATAATGTTGGTTCGTCTGGCTGAGCTTCTTTGACCATTGCTTTCGCTTCTTCCTCAGTCATTCCCTCGAATTTTACAAAATACAGCCATGCCGGAACCTTGCCAGTGGTCACATACTGCCACCATCTCGCACGGTCGTTTTCTCTGACATAAAGAATGTCTCCAAAATCATAATTGACTTCATAAGTTCCGACAGGCGCAAGTCCGTACAGGTCGGCGTAAACATTTAAAGCGTAAATAACTTCATTCAGACAAGATTCCAGTTTGTCACGCACGTCCTTGATGAACTGAACTGTCCTCTGCTGTTCCGCTTCTACTCCCGTAGCCGTCTGAATACCGCTGGATTCGTTGAAAACAAAATATCCGTTGGAGAATCCAATCTTATATCCTAACTGGCTTAAAAGGGCGTTTATGCCGGCTATACGGGTATCTGTGTTGAGTTGTGGATTGATTTCTTGATAAAACTCTTTCTCGTCCTGTCCGAATACATTCTTGACAAAGTGCGGTAAGTTCATCTCATTCCGTCTGTTTTCCATACCCTGTGGTGACATGGCTGCTACAGGTGTACCGCTTGGCATCAGCAGTCTATCATCTGCTAGAACAATCTTCTGAGAATCAAAAATCTCTCCGGCATTGCGACTGTATGCAATATCGAGATCTTTTAACTCTTCAATGGCTTCGGCAAATATCGGAAGTCCCAATGGTGTGCTAATATCTACGTTATTTGCTTGTGGTGTCCGCAATACTCCGTACAGAGGTCCATCCAGCTTCTCTCCATTTGCTTTAAGAATCGGCGGCGTATCTGCCATCAGGTCAGCCCATTTGGTCTGTTTGAGGTCAATCTTATCGCCGATACTCTGAGGGGATTTTGATACATAGGCTCTATTGGAAACATAATACGGATAAGTTGTTACGCCGTCCACGGTAGTCTCAACAAACCTGTGATATTCAAGCCGTGTATAGTATTTCCGTCCAACAGTATAAGAATCCTTGAAAATAATCCCTTTAATTTCCTGATTGTCATAATCCACGATCATTACATCTGCCGGAGTAAATACATCAAGGCTCTCACCGTTCGGCTTAATAAATACCGTTCCATAGGCACAGCCGTACTCTACCCAGTGACGGATTTGGAAATATACTTTATCTATCTGCTCCTGCAACCACGTAGCCCTTGCGGAGCCATCTATCTGAATGCCGATCGCCAGCGTTGCAAGTCGGGCTGTCTCTGAACAGACAGATTTAGCAAAATTAATCGTCTTGATATTATTCTTATCATCTAACCATTCCGGCACGCCCCTATAGATGTTCGCACACCGGTTAATCAACGATTCCATCTCTGGGAATTCTGCTGCTTGGATATTAAAATCCTCTTCGGCTTGTTTTTTGAAAATCATGTTAAACCACCTTTTTAGTGTTGTTATAAGTCCCATTTAATCACCATTTTTCTTTTAGCTGATTTATTGGTGTTCCGGCAACTCCGGCACTCTCTCCGCTATCTGTTGCTTTGAAAAATGCATTTGGAATCTGTGGATACATAAACTCAAACATGAGATAATTTGCTGCATCGCAAAGATATTCTGTATTTCCAGTTTCTTTATATTTTTTAATACACATATCGTGTGATTCAAGTGCATCTACTAATTTCATTCCAAAGTTGTCTGCTGCTGTGCCATATTTGTAAAAGCTGACTTCTACTCGATTCTGGCGTAATTTGTCAAATCTGTCCGAATACTCTTTCGGTAATTCTGTTCCTATTCTACTCATTATGCACTGTACCCCCTTCTTCTCCACAATGATTCTGAGCCATACCGGACAGAATCTATTAAATGATTATCCTTATCCGGATATCCACTGCAAATATTTCCGTCTTTGTCGCGTTCGTATTCGTACTTCTTGAACTCTTTGCAAGCATTTGGCGTTCTTTTTGGATCAAACACGAGCTTTCTTCTTTGCAGCCACTTCATAGAATACTCAATGCTTCCCGGTCCTTTGATTGCTCCTCTTGCTGGGAGTCCTGAATCTCTGTAATCATTGATTGATTTAGGCTCGGCAGAATCGCAAGTAATTTCGTAATCGTCATACTGTCTTTGCTTGATTTCATTCGCAGTCCATTCATTTGATTTTTTGTTTTCGTAAATCTCGTCAATGAAATAGATTGTTTCCCTAGCTGAATCATAATAGATTCTGGAAAAAGCATATTTATCCGGGTACCAGCCCCAGTCAACCCCCTGATAAATTCTATCAAAATGGCTGATCTCTTCGTCTGTGATAGTTCTTTCTTCGATATACTCAAAGATATTTCCACCATTTCCGTTGGCTTTTCCTAGATACTCATTTTCGTAAGCATCTGGATTTACTTCTTTCAGATGTTCGGCATCCGCAAGAAATACATCACCAAGCCACTCCTGTTCAATTCCTAAGTCGAGGTACGTGCTGTGCACAACCATCACATTTTCATCTTTTTCTTCTGCTTCTGCTGTATATTCATTCGCCCAGTTATTCTTGCTCCTAGGTGGGTTGAATGACTTGAATTTATACGCTTCGTTTCCACCTCGAATAGCAGACTGCTGAATATTACGGATTTCTTCCGGTCCGGCGAATTGGTCAAGTTCCTCGAACCAGACAATGCCTATATATCCAAACTCTGGCTTGATAGACTTAATCTTTAATGGATCGTCAGCACCACGAAAGTAAATCTTCTGTCCAGTGGGTTTATACGTAATCTCCATAGGAGATACCTTGCATGTAAATTCTTCATTTAGATTTAATTTATCAATGGCCCACTTCATCTGAGCATAAACAGAATCCTTGATAGTGTTTCCGACTTTTCGCAGGATCAGAGCGTGCATATTCGGATTATTCTTCAACAGTTCCGGTATAATCAGAGATATAGTCGAGGATTTCATGGAACCACGTCCGCCAGGAAGAATGTATTCGCTATGTTCCTTTTTCCGGATATCTCTAATCATTTTATGAAATACGTCCGGGACAATATCCAAATCAATATGATATTCACTTTTCAATCTGGCTTTTTCTTCTGCTTTCTTCTGTTCTTCTCTGGCTTCTTTTATAGCAAGCGTTTTTTCCAGATCATTCATGGATTTGAGCTGATCGGAGAAATCCGGAGCAAATCCGAATGAATCAGTCAGCTCGCCCCTTGCGATCATGGAGCGGCGTTGCTGAATCTCTGCCAGAGACATAATGTCAGTACCTTTTTGTCTTTCGATGAGAGACTGTTTTTCGGCTATATAGGAAGAAATATTAAGTTTTCTTAAGTTCTGCGCTCCTATTACTTCTGCGTTTTTCTCGGCATACCCAGCTTTTCTCGCGGCATCAGATGCATTCCCGCCATTCTTTATATATTCATCTGCAAACGCTTTCTGCTTAGGCGTTAAGTCCATCTAATCACCTCTGTCTATCCTCATTTTCTGACTGCCTCCCATATTTCTTTTAGGCACATGACCACATCATACTGGGATGCAGTTCGTAATATTTCATAATCACAATCTTTCCATTCACCCCTTTTTGTGAGGTGAAGTGTAGGTGTTGATATAATTGTTACTGTTATTAATCGCTCCTGCTCATGGCTGTAGAATTGTGATGTTCCGATTTTTATGATTAATCCGGTGGATAATATAGCTTTTTGGAGTTTTCTTGTAACTGCTTTTAAGTTCGCCATATCATCACCTCAATTCAAAAAAAATCCCCAGTATAGCAGTTATATACAAATATAATACCACACTGGGGAGATTTAGCTCTCTACCACTTTTACAAATTTTTAAGTTTTTTAAAGTCTGCCAATCAATTTGGCTAGATGATAATATTCCGCCATGACCTTACGTTTGTAGCCGTAGAAGTCATTCTCTGTTGCAGGAACTGTCCTGATCTTCTCCATTGTCCGATAACCGATGCTGTTCACGATGCTGTCATAGATTTGTGATTCGATGCCGGGTGCATATTTGATAGATACCTGCAACAGATTGTATTTATCGCTTTCGCTAAGATTCCGCAAGTGGCTTTGTAATGTCGGTATATCATCCGGCGGTACTCCGTAGTCAATCAGTGTCGCCTTTCTCAGCTTCATTTATTTCACCCTCTTCATTTAAGTTCCAGTCACATGGTATACCTTGAAAACATTCTGGACAGTGTTCGTAGAATCCGCAACCTTTACAATTCACTGGCTGTCCAGTACAATATTGCTGTAGTACGTGGTATGCTGATATAGCAAGATTTGGCGTTATGTCTGGTATAGGTTTATCTGACATAGTTATCACTCCTCCACTCCAAACATTTTTCTTAAACTATGTTGATAATTTTTCACTGTTCGTTCAAGAGCACTATAAGTTGGTCTCGGTTTACATCTTTCTTTGTACCCGTCACATTTAGTTCCAAATAGGATAACGTTTCTACATATACCGTCTTGACTAGCACAACATTTATTCATCTCTATCTTGCAAATTTTTTCTACTTCTTCATCTGTTGCTTCTCCGTCAATGGTTTCGGTGTGATATTTCCATCTTACCGGACAGCCATACATGGTGAATTTCTTACCACATTTGTCACAAGCGTAGGTTTTCATATCTTTTGTGTAACAATCAACCGATTTCCCTCCAATATACGTATCTTCGTATGAGGGCTTGTATTCTTCGCCACAATAAGGGCAAATTATATTTTTATCGTCTTCATAATTCCAATAACTATTGTTCATTTTTCTTCATCTCCTCCAACTTCTTCTCTATGGGATTAACAACCTCATCTAGTATAAGCTGTTCATAATTTTCTTTCCAAAATTTCTCTCTTTTCCAAAACGGAACTTTTTTAACTTCACCTATTAAATCAATACACGTCATAGCTGTCAGTATTCCCCAGCATCCATCACAGGCTCTTTCATTACACCAATTTTCAAATTCTTTAAATTTCATTCTTGAGTTCCTCCAACTTCTTCTCAGCTTCTTCACGAGTGATAAATAAAAATTTGCCAAGACGATCATAATAATTTCCAATCGAAATATATTGCAAATCAACTTCGGCTATATAATATTCTTTCCTGCTATCACATTCACATTCACAATCATAGATTTCACATTTATTATTTTCCTCACCGTATTCAGTACATTCTGTCCATCTATAATTTACTTGATACAATATTCTGTTTAAATCGTCTGGCAATCTCACAAACAAGCCCTGTTCTTCTGCTTCTTAAAAAGATTTTAATTCTTAAAGCCACTCTGCAAGTTGATTGTGCTGATTAGCGCATTCTGAACAATTGTCGTAATACTCTTTCAATTCAGGGAAATTATATGTTGCTTCGGCACGATTTGTTTTTGCTACTTCTTTTGCGTGCTTAATAGCTTCTTCAAGTGTTAATTTCTCCATCTACTTCACCTCTTATATACAACCCATTCGTCATTATAAACACTCTTTGCCTTAAAAAGAATTTCTCTCATTCGTTTTCACCATCCTCCACTTGTCCCGATTCTTCTAACCAATTTTCAACGCATGGCAGGCAAATATAACAACTGCACCAGCCTTGTCCCTCTACTATTGCTCTCTGATTTAGCATTCTTTCACCTTTAGGTATCTGCTTTTCACATACGCAGCATAAATGAGAATTCCTTATTTTTACGACTTTTTCTGTTAGATTGGATTCTGAGCCATCCATGTCTCCTGCAAATATCTGGCTATCAATATACATCTCTTCTGGATATTTCATTCAACTCCATCTCCTTTCACAATTTCAACTGCTTCATTCGTCTGGGTGGTGCTTGTCGTACATAATCGCTATACATACAAGACCGACCAACCCGAATATGATTCCTCCAATCGCAAGTCCTAATAAAAATGTAATCATGACTCATCCTCCTTAACATAATCTTCACACTTCTCCGCATATTCATAACCGTCCATATCATCACATCTGCACTGACAGGAATCCTGTTTCGTACAGCAAATGCAACATTGCGTTTCACCGTCCGGGCATTCAAATTTACAATATCCCATTTAGTTCTTCCCTCGCATGATTTCGTCTACGCATTCTCTACAGTAGCAACCTTCAAGTCCCTCTATTTTATAGAGAAAACACATCCATTTTCTGTTCCAGACGCCTTTATCGTTGCATCTCTTGCAACTGCCCTGTCCTTCTCCTTTGCATTGCGTTATTTTTATCATGTTCAGTCCTCCTTATATGGTTTCGGACGTGTCATCCATGCTGTGACTTTCCAATATGACCTAGCACCAGTTAGTTCCCAGCGTTTCAACTTGCACTGGAATTTCGCATAGGTTGAACGATATATTCTTCCGTCCATGCAAGTCACTTGATACGTACCGCTTGCTTCCGGCAGTCTCTCACTGACCGGAATCCAACCACTTTCTTTCTCGTCATGTTCCAGATCATCTTTAAGCTGCTCAAGCATTTCCAGAACATCCGCAACATAAAGTCCATCGTACTTACCGTACTTTGAATACTCATCTTTGTACTGCTTTAATCTGTCTCTGACATGATTCATGCAACCACCTCCGAATCTTCTGGTATCTGATAATCAATATGTCCATTTACATAGGCTTCCTGAATCATATCCAGTACTTTCATGGCTTTTGCTTTGGTGGAATATTCTCCGAGTAAATAACTGCATCCAGTGATATATGATGTTACAACTGTTTTTGTAGTCCCTTCTGCAATTTCGATACCAGCTGATACATTAAAATTAACTAATATCTCTTTATTCTGACTTCTGATTAACATTTCGCGTCCTCCTTATCCTCATAATTCATCACAATTGTAATTACCTGTACCAGAACTTTCTGAATCTGATCGTAAATGTGATGATCGTCAGTTCCAAAATGAGAGTTCAGCCTTGCGTCTTCCTTGCCTTTTCTGTAGCAATCTTTCATGAAATCAATGCTGTATATATCATCTTCATCGATGATTTCGCCGTTATTTCTCCATTCAGCAATCATTGCTTCTTCAACCAACGAATTTACAACATCATCTGAATCCTCATCGCCATTCAGATATTCTACGCACCGGTCAATAAATCCTAACTTGTCAACGCACATATACGCTTTTGCCGTTCCCGATGTATACTCTTTGAATGCCTGCTTAACCTGTTCTTTAAAGTCCTCCGGCAGGTCAAAAACATCCACTTCCAGTCCTCTTGGAAGATTTATTGTATAACTTATCATTTTGTACCCTCCTTATCTTTCTCACAGAATCCTCTGTGTTCATGCACTGAATACTCGATTCCACGAATCCATTTCATGTATGCGAGTTTTTCTCCTGTCAATTCGCATTTGTGCTTTCTTGTATTCAAATACTTACAGGTTCCGTCACAGTAGCTCATTTTTCCTCCTTATTTTCTCACATAATTCAAAATATTCTTCCAATGTTTCTGGCAGTTTGACACAATCTGGCTCATAAGGCTTAGGATATACCGTATATCCGCACTTCATACATTTGATTTGTGGTGGAAAGTCCCTGCTCCATTCCATGTTTCCACCACATTTTCTGCAACGAATGTATCTCTCTACTTTCTTTGGTTTCGTTTTGAAAAATGAAGTGTAATTATTATTTTTCATTTCCATCCTCACTTTCCCCATGTAAGTAGCTGGCACGCTATCAATTTAGATTTACGTTCATTTTTCTTGCCATGGCTTCTATAACTGTCACTGTTACGCCGTTTCCTGCCTGCTTGTATAACTGGCTGTCAGAATTTACGAACTGTGCTTTTTCAAAATAATCATCAGACCAACCTTGTAGCCGAAAACATTCTTTCGGTGTCAGTTTCCTGATTGCTATGTAGCACTGATATTTTTCATACCAGACTGCATATACAATTAATTCATCGGAAACTTTCACAAATATGCCTTGATTACAGCTTGTATCTAGTGTATTTGCAACTTCTTTTCCGACTCTTCCACGTCTGGTTTTACTTCCTGGTACTGATAAATTCACTGCATCAATGCCGACTCTGCACTCTGAATATCCCTGTTTAGTTGCTTCTGCCACTTTTACCGCAAGCCGGTTATCTTTCTGGACTGTAGACAATGTATTTGCAATTCCATCTTCTCTGATTTCATTAGCAAGAAATTCATGTCTGGAAATATCAAGTTTTCCACTTTCGTAATCCTTGCGGATTTCTTTTCCATATTCTGTGCGAACGTTACGCAATACTCCGAGCGGATCAATTGCGACCCCGTGTCTATCCTGAGATGTTAATGTAAACATTGGCTCGCCATCTTCTTTGAATCTTCTTCCGTTCTGACGTTTCTCTGCCCTGTCTGGTGTCAATACTGGAATTGCTATTTTAGGCTCCGTGTTTCCTCCCGGCTTCGTACTGATTGTTGGTGCTAATCCATCGCCACTATAAACTCTATCTCGCTGCGAATTTCTGCCATTAAGACAGCCAAAAAGATTTAACGAAACACTATTTTCTCTGTCTGTTCCTTTGATAGGAAATACTTCTGCGGAGCTTCTGCCTCTAAGATGTCCGATAATAAAACATCTTTCCCGGTTTTGTGGCACTCCGAAATCTTTGGAGTTGAGCACCTGCCATTCTGCATCATACCCCCACTGCTCCATTTCAATGAGCAATCTGGCGAAATCCCATCCTCCATTAACACTAAGCAGATTTTTAACGTTCTCAATGAAAAGGTAAGTGGGTTTATCTTCTTCTTTGAGCTGTCCGACAAGGTACATAACTCTGAAAAACAGGCTTGAACGGTTTCCTTGAAATCCAGCTTGTTTTCCTGCAACGGATATGTCCTGACAGGGGAATCCGAAGCACCAGCAGTCGGCTTTTGGAATGTCTCCGGCATACACTCTTCGAATGTCATTTGCATACCATTCTCCATTTCTGTATTCCTCCTTTAATATTTCTTTCTGTCTTTTCTTGATAGGAATATCTTCCAATGCCTTTCGCTGCTCTTCTGTCAGCAAGTGCATTGAGATGTAACTCGCAGTGGCAAATTTATCAAATTCACAAAAACCAACGCATTCATGCCCCGCTAATTCCATTCCCTTGCGAAATCCTCCGATTCCTGCGAAAAAATCTATGAATTTCATTTTAAACTCCCATCTTCTTAACCAGATTCTTATTCATCTCATCAAATCTTACATCTGTGTTCTCTTCAATGTCCTGCATCATACTAAGAACGCTCATTTTGCCCTCATTTGCCATTTTAACGTACTCATTGGCAGTTTGTACGACTGTGAGTAAACGTTTCGTAGAAAAGCCATATAAACGTCTCAGAGCCATCATCGTTGTAACAGTGTTGATCGTGTTGCTCCAATCTTCGCCAACAGTAAAACCATCTTCATAGGCTTTCTGTTCCATGTCTTTAAGCTGGCTCTGACAGTTCTGCATAGCTCGCCCAAACGCCTGAGCTGCCCGGTTAGGAGTCTGAACAGGAAATCTGGTCTTTTTCTTGACTTTTAACTTACTACTCATTTTCCCTTCACCTTTCTAAATTTGTATCCTGTCACTCGGTACGCTCGTGGCGCACCTGGGTTGTCCGTCGCAAGTAAGCCACTTTCCAGTAATTCACCAAAATGATTCTGCACGGTATGGTTAGATATGCTCAGCCCTGCTGCAATGTCTGGAATGCTTGGCGGATAATCATGTTCTTTCAAGTATCTTACGATGTACAGATATATGTCTTTCCTTGTCTGGATGCCCTCATAGTACTTTCTTGCTGTGTTATATGGCATTTCTATCACGCTCCTTTCTGTGAGTATCATCAGCCCATTTGACAAAAGCCATCGTTAGATAGTCAACCAGACTATCTGGATACACTT